ACTATATACAGAATATATTTAAGGAGACTATTGAGCCAAATATTAAAAAAGGTGTATACGATAAAGCTGGTACTGCTGGTGTAACTAAAGAATTAATCTTTAACAAAGGCATACTACTTGAACAGTTTGAAGCTAACCCAGATCTTCAAAACTCTGTTGTTCCTGTTGGACTAGCAGAGAAAAATAACTTTGAAAGAGCTAAAGGTTTCTTTGATAGTGGTCGTACAATAAACAAAGATGTTCTGACATTCTATGAAGATGTAGATATGTTTAAGGTTTTGGATGATGGTACAAAAGTACCTATGACAAACTTAGAAAAGCTGGTGCATAGATCTAAAGCTATAGGTGCTCTATCTGATGAAGATGGTGATGGTATACTAGAGTACGACGATACAAGAAAGTACTTTACAATGAAAGACCTTGCCAAGCTACGTAAGCAACCAACAGATGGCAAGTATCTACAGATTACTGCTGAAGTTTTACCTAACTTTAAAGAAGCATTACTAGCTATGAAACCTAGTGCAAGTTCTAGTTTTGATTCATACGAAGCTAACTTTCCTACTACAGGTAGAAGTGCTCCAAGAAAAGATAACTTACAAAACTTATCACTAGAACAGATACAAGCTCTTGTCTTGACTCACGATATGAACAAGATAGGTTACTTTGAACTTGATGGTGAAAGATTATACAACACTATCAATGAGTTGACATCTAAAGGTATGATAAAGAAAGATCAGAAGTTTGACGAAACTGCACAGTTCTATGTTAGAATGTACATGCTACAGAAAAACATAAACCAACGTAAAAGATCAATCTCAGGTCTTACTGTTATACCATTTGCTAAAGGTCAACAACCAGTTACTATGGGCATAGGTGGTAAAGGTACAGATGGTGGTACAACTACACTAGGAAATACACAAGATGATTCTGACTGGTTGGGTATACCTAATTTTAGTCTTAATGATTTAGAAATAATGAGAAGAGTATTTCCATTGATGGAAGCACATCCTATGTCAGACTTTGCAACTATGACAAAAGACATAAGTAAAATATTTTTAGACGAACTAGCAAAAGATGGCGGTAAGAAGTTCTTTGAGAAAGACAGATACTTACAGCACGAGATTAGCAGAAAGGCTATTTTAGATACCTTAACTCCTAAAACAAGAACAGTAAATCCAAGAGATAGAAGAAACAGAAACTAATGGAAGAAGATTACGGTATTGACGTTGATGCTGCTAGAAGTGCTGGTAATAAGTACTTTGAATTTCTTGACGAATACGAAAAGAAAGAGCAAGCAACTGGTGCAATACAACAAGAACAAGCTGCTGAAGATCAGCAAATTAAAGACGAACTAGAAGATCCAAGAGATGCTAATACATGGGGTGCTAAAGCCTTAATTAAAGAAGGCCAATCCATCCTATCTGGCGGTCTACAAGATACTGCATCTTCTATTGCAACCTTCGGAGAGCGTACAGTAGATGCGTTGTCTGGAGAAATGCAAAGAGAAAAAGAAGAAAAAGGATTCTACAAACCAGAGTGGACTCCTTTTGACTCTTATGACAACCCTATAGAAACCAAAACATGGTGGGGTAAACAGCTACGTGCATTAGTACACTTTGGATCTATGGCAGCTGGCACAGTGCTAGCAGCTAAAGGTATCGCAGCTACAGGAATTGTAACCTTACCGGCAAGCTTAACAGCTATTGCTGGTAGTAGTGTTGCTAGAGGTGCAGCTATCGGTGCTGTATCTGACCTTGTATCTAAAGAGTCAGATGGTATGAACGCTATGGGTGCATTGCGTGAAAGATATGGCTGGTTTGATACACCACTAGCTACCAAAGACACAGACCATCCTGTTATGATGAAGATAAAAAACATCGTAGAAGGTATGGGCATAGGTCTATTTTTTGACGGACTAGCATACGGCCTAAAGAAGGGTAGTAAGCCAGTACTAGATCAGATATCTGCTAGAAACAAAAGTGTAAAAGATCAGACTATCAAAGCTGGTATAGCACAACTACGTGAAGGTGATATACAGTTTAGAGCAGATAAAAATGCACCAGTAGCTGAACCACATCAAGGTGCACACACATCAGAAGTAGAACCACAGAAGGCTAGAGAACAGCTCTCACGTACACGTAATGAATGGGGAGCTGAAGAAGGCTCTACAGGTTCTGTAACTACACCAGTAGAACGTGAGCGTATAGCACTCAAGAGTGGCCTTGACGATCAAATGGTTGAGCGTATATACCAAGGATTAGTTGGTGCTGATAAGTTTGCTAGAGATCTAGCTGCTGCAAAAGGTAACAGAAAGTTACTAGCACAAACATTTAGAGAAGCTGTTGAAGGACATCAACGTATTACACAGGGTAGAAATGCTGCGGATATGTCAGCATCAGAATACCTAAAAGAGTTGTTTGAAACCAACGATGTTACAGATGGTGTTGAAACATGGACAACTAAGAATGTAGTTATTGCTGACTTAGTTGCTGGTACATTACTTAGGCAGCTACGAGATACTGGTATTGCTGGTAGAGAGATAGCTGATATTGTAAACCTTACTGACATAGACGGCCCAGCTAAACAAATCGTAGATACTATGCTGACTTTGATGTATGAGACAAAGAAAGCAAGATTTGTAAAATCAGATGACTTTAGAAACTTTGGTGCTGGTAAGTCTCGTAAACAAGCAGTAACAGAAGCTCTAGCTAAAGAACAACAGGATTCTAAAGACGCTATACTAGCTGTTCTAAACATCGCTAAAGAGGGTGATGATGACATGCTACTTGCAGTCTTTGAAGCTTTTTCTATGATGAAAGATATAAACTCTGTTGATGACTTTGATAAATGGGCAAGAACATTATTGTATGGTGGTAAGTTAGACCCTAACGCACCAGACCGTACAGGTGCTCTTATACGTGAGCTGCAAGGCGTAACTACACATAGTATCTTATCTGGCCCTAAAACACCAGTTCGAGCTATTATGGGTACAGCCAGTGCAACTTTCTTACGTCCTATATCTACAGCTTTCGGTGCGTTGATACGCTACCCATTTAATGGTGATGCTGCGACAGTTAGAGCTAGTCTAGCATCAATCAATGCGATGATAGAAGCTATACCTGAGTCATTTGATTTATTTAGAACTAGACTCAATGCTTACTGGAAAGGTGATATATCTAGTATTAAGACTCGTTTTAGTGAGTTTACTCGTGGTGATAACAACTGGGAAATACTACGTAGATGGGCAGAAGATAGTGGCCGTGCAACTGATGGAGAAAAAGCTGCGTTCCGTATAGCTAATATGGCACGTCAGATGAATAATAATAACTTACTTACTTACTCTACTAAGCTTATGGCAGCGACTGATGACTCGTTTGGCTTTATACTTGGTAGAATGAAGATGCGTGAAAAGGCAATGCGTAGAGTCCTTGAGTTACAAGGCAATGGTATCCAGACACCACAAATCACTAGGCAGCTTATGAAAGCATACCAAGATGATTTCTATGGTCAGATCTATGATGCTGCCGGTAACATTACAGACGAAGCACTTGACTTTGCTAGAAAAGAAGTTACACTAACACAACCACTAACAGGCTTTGCAAAGGGTCTTAACGACGTATTTGCAGCTACACCACTAGCTAGACCTTTCTTCTTGTTTGCAAGAACAGGTGTAAACGGACTAGCACTAACAGGTAAGCACACACCCGGTTTTAACTTTCTTGTAAAAGAGTTCAACGACATAGCACTAGCTACAGCAGATGATCTAGGAAGTGTACGTCAATACGGTATTACAACAGCTGAAGAGCTAGCTAACGCAAAGGCTTTACAAACAGGTCGATTGGCAATAGGCTCTGCTGTAACATTTATGGCAACTATGGCTTGGATGCGTGGTGATCTAAATGGTAATGGCCCTGTTGATAGACAGAAAAGACAGATGTGGCTTGATGCTAAGTGGGAGCCTAGAACTATAAAGATAGGTGCAGTTCGTGTTGGTTACGATCAGTTTGAACCATTCAATCTAATTATGTCTACAATCGCTGATGTAGGTGACGCAAGTGAACTTATGGGTGAAGAGTGGACAGAAGGTGAACTACAAAAGATCTCTCTTGTTATTGCACAGGCGATTACAAGTAAGTCATATCTAGCTGGTATACAGTCCTTTGTAGACTTATTTGGTGGTAGACCCGGCCAAGGGCCACGTATTATATCAGCACTTGCTAATAATACTGTACCCTTATCAGGTTTACGTAATGAGCTTGGTAGACTATTTACACCTTATATGCGTGAAATAGGCTCAGGTATTATGATGTCCATACGTAATAGAAACCTACTTAGTGAAAACTTAACATACCTCAACCCATTTGCAAAACCTCTAGCAATCAAGTATGACATACTTAACGGTAGACCTATACGAGATTGGGACTTCTTAACTAGAATGTACAATGCTGTAAGTCCAGTTTCACTGAATCTAGAGCAAAGTGCTGGTAGACAATTCTTATTTGATAGTGGTTACGACTTACGTTTGTCTACATTCTACGCACCTGATAGTACAGATCTTACTGATAGTCCTAGACTTAGATCAGAGTTTCAACGAGAACTAGGTCGAGAAGGTCTAGAAATGCAACTTGAAAAACTAGCTAGAGATCCTAAAATTTTAGCATCTATGGAGCAGATGTATGCTGATATAAAAGCTGGTAAACGTGCTGAGTTCAATGCTAGAGATTATTACCATAACATTATGATAGATAGAATATTTAGACAAGCACGTCGTAGAGCTTGGGCTAGAGTTACTACTAACGCAGAAGCTATGGTATTAATAGAAGAGCAAAGAGAAAAATTAAGAAAGCAAAGGCAGAAAAAAATACAAACTCGTAACATCCTCAACATACCTAAATAAATGGCAACAACATTCGTAGAATACACTGGGGATGGTAATGCGACTAAGCAGTTTACCTTTCCTTCATATCAAGAATCTGATGTCAAAGTCCGTGTAGATGGTGTACTTAAGACAGCAAGTACGCACTACAACATTACTAGCTACACTACTACAGGTGGTGGTAACGTAGTCTTTACATCAGGTAATATACCATCCAGTCCAGCTAACATACGTATATATCGTGACACTAATGTAGATACAGCCAAGGCTACATATACAGCAGGGTCATCCGTAAAAGCAGCTGACTTAAATAATAACCACACCCAACTTTTATATAGATCACAAGAAGAGCAGATACCTAATCTTATACATTCGTATGATATAGATGATGCTGCTATCGAGACATCTAATATAAAAGATAGTTCAGTAACAACTGCTAAAATAGCAGCTGACGCTGTGACTAATGCTAAGATAGCAGATGACAGTATAGATTCTGAGCACTATGTTGATGGCAGTATAGATACACAACATATTGCTGACGCACAGATTACACATGTTAAATTAGCAAACGACTCTGTAGATGGCGATAATATACAAGATGATGTTATAAACTCAGAGCATTATGTAGCTGGTTCTATAGATACTGAGCACATTGCAAACGTAAATGTTACTACTGCTAAACTTGCTAACGATGCTGTTACATCAGCAAAACTTGCAGATAATGCAGTGCTTACAGCTAATATTACAGATGCAAATGTAACTACAGCTAAGATAGCAGCAGATGCAGTAACTAATGCTAAAATTGCTGACGATAGTATTGATTCTGAGCACTACGTAGATGGGTCTATTGATACAGCTCACATAGGAGATGCACAAATTACAACAGCTAAAATAGCTGATGGTGCAATTACTGATGCTAAAATTGCTGGTGGTTCACTAGATAACAGATACTATACAGAAACTGAACTAGATGCTGGTCAGTTAGATAACAGATACTATACAGAGGCAGAATCTGACGCTAGATACTTTAATATAAGCACTGGCGACACAATTAAAGATGGTGATACATTTCCAGATAACGATACTACGATTGCTACAACCGCAGCTATCAACGACAGAATTATTGACTTAGTTGATGATGTAGGTGGCTTTGTACCTATTGCAAACGAGACTAGCTTTCCTACAGCTAACCCAGATGTAAACAACGGTGCTGGTACTATTGTGTCTGTCAAGGCAGCATCTACTGCTTTAACAGCACAGTCAGGTACAACACTAACTATAGCTAACGGAGCTGGGACTGGTAACACTGTTACTATAACAGGTCTTTCAGTTACTATACCTTCTGGTTTTGGTTTCTTGGTAGAGACTACAACTACACTTCATACATACGCATTTCACAGATTAGTACCAAAAGCAACAGAGGTTACAACTGTAGCTGGTATTTCTAGTAATGTAACTACCGTAGCTGGTATAGCTGCTAATACAACTACTGTAGCTGGCATATCTAGTGATGTAACTACAGTTGCTGGTATAGCATCTAACGTAACGTCAGTCGCTAATAATACATCGAATATAAATAGTGCTGTATCTAATGCTAGTAACATTAACAGTGCAGTATCTAACGCAAGTAATATTAACACAGTCGCAGGGTCTATATCAAATGTAAACTCTGTAGGTGGCTCTATAGCCAACGTAAACACAACTGCAAGTAATCTTGCAAATGTTAATAACTTTGCTGCTACATATCAGATAGCATCTTCAGCTCCTTCAACAGACGGTGCTGGTAATGCACTAGCTGCTGGTGACTTGTACTTTGATACAACTGCAAATGAGCTAAGAGTACACAACGGATCTACATTCCAAGGTGGTGTTACAGCTACTGGTAACTTAGCTGGTACAGGTGCTAACACGTTTACTGGCACTCAAACAATTAGTAATGCAGCACCAAATCTACTATTTACAGATACAAACGATAACCCTGATTTTGGAATATTAGCAAGCGGTGG